ATGAACGATATGGAGTGGGGCGGGGCTGACACCCCCGAGGGGCCGTTCGCGGCAATCGAAAACGTGCCCGAAACCGACCGCAAGGCGGTTCGGGCCGCAATCGAGCGGGCTTTGACGCCCAATGATCTGGACGAGGTGAATTTCGCCTCGTCGCTGCTGTGGAGCTATGTCGCCGATCTGGAACGCGATTGGCGGGCCATGAAGGCCGGTGACCAGGTCGCGCTGGACGCCGACGCCCTGAAGAAGGCGGTGAAGTCGGCCAAGGACGTGCGCGAGGCGCTCGACCATCTGAAACAGGAAAGGATGAAGGTTGACAAACTTCGCAAGGACATTGCCGGCGGGGTCGGAGGAGGGTGCCTCGACCTTGATGCCGCAAGAGATGAGATCGGGCGCAGACTGGCTTGCCTGCGCCGCGCAGGATGAGGTGGACGAATTTCTGGGCGGGCTTAGCGAGAATGCGCTGTTGAGCCTGCCCTGGCTGTTCGAGTTCTGGGCCTTGCCGCATCAGTTGCCGCCAGAAGGCGACTGGAAAAGCTGGGTGATCATGGGCGGGCGCGGTGCGGGCAAAACCCGCGCCGGGTCCGAATGGGTGCGGCGGATGGTCGAGGGGCCGACCGCCGCCGCACCGGGGAAATGCCATCGTGTCGCGCTGGTGGGGGAAACCTTCAACCAGGCGCGCGAGGTGATGGTGATGGGGGAAAGCGGCATTTTGGCCTGCTCTCCCCCGGATCGGCGGCCGGTCTGGGAGGCCGGGCGGCGGCGGCTGGTCTGGGCCAATGGGGCGACGGCGACGGTCTATTCGGCGCATGAGCCGGAGGCGCTGCGGGGGCCTCAGTTCGATGCGGCCTGGGTGGATGAACTGGCCAAGTGGAAGAAGGCCGAGGATGTCTGGGACATGCTGCAATTCGCATTGCGGTTGGGCGAGCATCCCCAGCAGGTGATCACCACGACGCCGCGCAATGTCGGGGTGCTGAAGCGGATATTGGGAAATGCCAGCACGGTGACGACCCATGCGCCAACGGATGCGAACCGGGCCTATCTGGCGGAAAGCTTTCTGGCCGAGGTGGCGGAACGCTATGGCGGGACGCGGCTGGGGCGGCAGGAGCTGGACGGGGTGCTGCTGGACGATGTCGAGGGGGCGCTGTGGACCACGGCGATGCTGGAAGGCTGCCGGGTAGAGGTGGCGCCGAAGCTTTCGCGGGTTGTCGTGGCAGTTGATCCGGCAGTCACCGGGGGCAAGGCCAGCGATGAATGCGGGATCGTGGTGGCCGGTGTTGTGAGCGATGGCGAGCCGGGCAATTGGCGCGGCTATGTGCTGGAGGATGCGACGGTCAAGGGCGGGCCTTTGGACTGGGCGCGGGCGGCCATCGCGGCGATGGATCGGCATGGGGCCGAGCGGCTGGTGGCCGAGGTGAACCAGGGCGGCGATCTGGTGGAAAGCGTGATCCGGCAGGTGGACCCTCTGGTGCCGTTCCGGGGTTTGCGGGCGGCGCGTGGCAAGGGGTTGCGGGCCGAGCCGGTGGCCGCGCTTTATGAACAGGGGCGGATCAAGCATCTGCGCGGCGGCAATCTGGGGGCGCTGGAGGATCAGCTGTGCCAGATGACGGTGCGCGGGTTCGAGGGGCGTGGTTCGCCCGACCGGCTGGATGCGATGGTCTGGGCCATGCATGAGCTGATGATCGAGCCGGCGGCGGGGTATCGGCGGCCGCAGATGCGGCAGCTGTGAGGGTAGCCGGGGGCGCTTCGCCCCCCGGACCCCCAGAGGATATTTGGATCAAAGCGAGGGGCCGTGCCGGTGGGTGCGGCCCTTTTTCGTGGGAAAGTGCAGGAGGCGAAGGATGGCGTTTCGATTGTTTTCGCGGGAGGGCAAGGCCGATCCCGTGGTGGAAAAGAAGGCCAGCGCGACGGGGCGGGTCGTGGCATTCGCCAGCGGCTCGGGCCGGGTGGCGTGGTCGGCGCGGGATACGGGATCGCTGACGCGGGGCGGCTTTGTCGGCAATCCGATCGGGTTCCGCTCGGTTCGGTTGATTGCCGAGGCTGCGGCGGCGGTTCCGCTGATCTGTCAGGACCGGGAACGCCGCTATGAGACGCATCCGGTCGTTGATCTGTTGCGCCGGCCCAATCCGGGGCAGGGGCGGGCAGAGCTGTTCGAGGCGCTGTTCGGGCAGTTGCTGCTGTCGGGGAACGGCTATCTTGAGGCGGTCGGGCTGGGGCCGGATGGGTTGCCAGAGGAACTGCATGTTCTGCGCTCGGATCGGATGAACATTGTGCCGGGTGCTGACGGTTGGCCGGTGGCATTTGAATATGCGGTTGGCGGGCGCAAGCACCGGTTCGACATGACCGGCAGTCCCGATCCGATTTGCCATATCAAGAGCTTTCATCCGCAGGATGACCATTACGGGCTGTCGCCGATGCAGGCGGCTGCGGTGGCGCTGGATGTGCATAACAGCGCCTCGGCCTGGTCCAAGGCGTTGTTGGACAATGCGGCGCGGCCCTCGGGGGCGATCGTCTATAAGGGCGTGGACGGGCATGGCAGCCTGTCGCCCGATCAATACGACCGGCTGGTCTGCGAGATCGAGGCGAACCATCAGGGCGCGCGGAATGCCGGGCGTCCGATGTTGCTGGAAGGGGGGCTTGACTGGAAGCCCATGGGGTTCAGCCCGAGCGACATGGAATTCCATGAGACCAAGCTGGCCGCCGCACGAGAGATCGCCCTGGCCTTTGGGGTGCCGCCGATGCTGCTGGGGATTCCCGGCGATGCGACCTATGCCAACTATGCCGAGGCGCATCGGGCTTTCTATCGGTTGACGGTTCTGCCGCTGGTGACGCGGGTGGCGGCTTCGGTGGCCTGGTGGCTGAGCGAGCATCAGGGCACCGAGGTCGATCTGCGGCCCGATCCCGATGGTGTGCCGGCGCTGGCGGCCGAGCGTGACCAGCAATGGCAGCGGATTGGCGGTGCCAGCTTTCTGACCGATGCGGAGAAGCGGGCGCTGCTGGGCCTGCCGCCGTTGGCAGATGGATGATCTGGGCATGGAGGGCGCGCGCTTTACCAAGGACGCCTATGGTTGGCACGACCAGCGGTTTGCTGCGCAGGAGCGCATCATGGCGCTGCAATTCGGTGCGGTCGAAAAGCGGTTGGAGAAGATCGAATCGCTGATCGAAGGATTGGAAAAGCGGCTGTGGATGACGGTTTACGGCGTGGTCGCCGTGATCCTGACGCAGGCCGTGCAGGGTATTCTGGAATTTGCGCCGAAAGGGGGCTGAGGCATGGATCTGGGGCTGGAGTTGAAATTCGCGGGCGGCGCGCCGGTGCTGACCGAAGGATCGGTGATCGAGGGCTATGCCAGTCTGTTCGGGCTGACCGATCAGGGAGGCGATGCGGTGATGCCGGGTGCTTTTGCCGCAAGCCTGAAGAAGTTGGCGGCCAAGAGCGACAAGGTGCGGATGCTGTGGCAGCACGATCCGACGCGCCCCATCGGTGTCTGGGACGAGATCCGTGAGGATGAGCGGGGGCTGTGGGTCAAGGGGCGGCTTTTGCCCGAGGTGGCGCAGGCACGCGAGGCGGCAGCGCTGATTCAGGCGGGCGCCATTGACGGGCTGTCGATCGGCTATCGCACCATCCGCGCCACACGCGACCAGAAGGGGCGTCGGATGCTGGCCGAGGTGGAGCTGTGGGAGGTATCGCTGGTGACCTTCCCGATGCTGCCCGAGGCCAAGGTCGGGCGCAAGGCGGCCGAGGATCTGCTGGAAATGGCGGCTGTTTTTGCGGCGGCGACCGAGGCGTTGCGGGCCGAGTAAGCGTTTGGTGCGTGCGAGCACGCACCCTAAGGGATTGGCGCGGTGTCGCGCCTGACAGGGTTCGGGTCGCGCGGGGGCGCGGTTCGGCAAAGGGGCGGCATCGCCCAGATCATCGTGATGAGGAGACATCAATGACCGAGGTGAAAGCCGCGGCCGGGGAAGACATGCCCGGAGAGCTTAAAGGGGCGATGCTTGGGTTCGTAAGTGAACTCAAGCTGTTCCGTGATGACATTCAGAAAAAACTTCAAGCACAGGACGAACGTATGACCATGCTCGATCGCAAGACCGCCCTTCGTGGCCGCAGCCCTCTGTCGACCAATGCCGAGGTCGAGGTGCCGCATCAGAAGGCGTTCAATGCCTATCTGCGCCGCGGTGATGATGACGGGCTGCGTGGCCTGGTGATCGAGGAAAAGGGCCTTACGGTCGCCAGCGATGGTGGTTTCCTGGCCGCGCCGGTGGTGGCAGAGACCGTGCAGAACGTGCTGCGCAGTGGTGCCTCTCTGCGCAAGCTGGCCAATGTGGTGACGGTCGAAAGCGGCAGCTATGAGGTGCTGGTCGACAAGGGCGATCTGAGTGCCGGCTGGGCGACCGAGGCCAACGCGACCGAGACCGGCACCTCGGGGATCGAGCGGATCAGCATTCCGGTGCACGAACTGTCGGCCATGCCGAAAGCCAGCCAGCGGCTGCTGGATGATGCGGCATTCGACGTCGAGGCCTGGCTGGCCGAACGCATCGCTGACAAGTTCGCGCGGGCCGAGGCGGGTGCATTCATCAACGGTGACGGCATCGACAAGCCGCGCGGCATTCTGTCCTATCCGACCGCCGAAACGGGCTCCGAGGCTGAAGGCCAGATCGGCTTTGTCGCAAGCGGCAGCATGGGTGGTTTCGACCCGGCCAGCCCGGCGGATGCGCTGATCGACCTGGTTTATGCGTTGGGTGCCGAATACCGGGCCAATGCGAGCTTCGTGATGAACTCGAAAACGGCGGGGGTCGTGCGCAAGATGAAGGATGTGGACGGGCGCTTCCTGTGGACGGATTCGATCGCGGCCGGCCAGCCGGCGCAGCTGCTGGGTTATCCCGTGCTGATCAGCGAGGACATGCCTGATATGGACATCGACTCGCTGTCGGTGGCCTTTGGTGATTTCCACGCCGCCTATACGGTGGTCGAGCGTCCTGACCTGCGCGTGCTGCGTGATCCGTTCAGCGCCAAGCCGCATGTGCTGTTCTATGCCACCAAGCGCGTCGGCGGCGGTGTCACCGATTTCCGTGCCGTGAAGTTGATGAAATTCGCCTGATCCGGGATCGGGCGAAGGGGGCTGCGCAACACGCGCCGGGCCGACCGGCAAGATTGTCCGCGCGCGCTGAGGACCGGCGCGCGGGCGCGGCCCCCACATGCAACGGTTCCGCCCGATCGGGGCGGGGCCTTTGCGATGATTTTCAGACGGAACGGCAGCAGGGGAAGGTTCGGGACATGATGCTGATCGAGGAAACGGCGCCTGCGGCGGAGGCGCTGCCTGTCGCCGCGTTGCGTGACCATCTGCGGCTGGGTTCGGGTTTTGGCCAGGCCGAGGACGAAGCAGAAAACACGGCGCTTGCAGGTTTTCTGCGGGCGGCAATCGCGACGATTGAGGCGCGAACGGGCAAGGTGCTGCTGATGCGGCGCTTTCGCATGCAGTTGGACGATTGGCGTGACCGGCTGGGCCAGACCCTGCCTTTGGCGCCAGTGATTGCGGTCGAGCGGATCGAAATCGACGACGGGGCAGGCACGGTGACCGAGCTGCCGGTTGAAAGCTGGCGGCTGATCGGCGATCTGCAACGTCCGATGATCCTGCCGGTCGGGGTGATCCTGCCGAATGTGCCGCGACTGGGATCGGTGACGGTGACCTTCACCGCCGGTTTTGGTGCCGATTGGGCCTCGGTTCCGGCCGATCTTGCGCAGGCGGTATTGATCCTGGCCACCCGCTATTACGAGGATCGCAGCCTGTCCGGCGGCAAATCGGCGCTGCCTTTCGGGGTCAGCGCACTGATCGAAAGCTGGCGGGCCGTGCGTACGCTGGCCGGGCGTGGTTCTGCGCGGGAGCGGCGGTGATGGCTGAGCCGGTCCTGAATGTGCCGTTGCTGCTGGAGGCGCCGCAGCGGCAGGGCGATGGGTTGGGTGGCAACCGCGTCGATTGGCAGCCCTTGGGCAAACTGTGGGCCGAGATGCGGGCAGGGTCGGGGCGAGAGCGTCGGGGCCAGGCAGGGGCGCAGAGTGTGGTTGCCTGGCGGATCACGATCCGTGCGGCAGCCCATGGTGATCCGCGCCGACCTCGACCCGAGCAGCGGTTGAGGCTGGGTGCGCGGGTCTTTCGGATCGACGCGGTGGCCGAGCGCGATCCCGATGGCCGCTATCTGGTCTGCTTTGCGCGAGAGGAGAACCTGTCATGAGTTATGCGGCAAGCGTCGCCTTGCAGGCGGCCGTCTATCAGCATCTGCGGGCCGACGCGGTGCTGGCTGATCTGGTTGGTGACGCGATCTTTGATGCGATGCCTGCCTCGGTTCCAAGCGGGATCTATGTCTCGTTGGGGCCCGAGGATGCGCAGGATGCGGGCGATATGACGGCTGCCGGATCGCGTCACGATTTCGTCGTGTCGATTCTGTCGGGCAGCGATGAAAGCGATGGCTTCGGTGCGGTGAAGCAGGTCGCAGCCGCCGTCAGCGATGCGCTGGAGGCAGGCGAGTTGCTGCTCGACCGTGGGTATATGGCGGGGCTTTGGTTCCTGCGCGCACGGGCGCGGCGGGTGGAAAACGGTGCGGCGCGGCGGGTCGATCTGACCTTTCGCGCCCGGATTGATCTGGGCTGAGGAGAGAAAAAATGGCAGTGCAGAACGGGCGTGATCTGCTGATCAAGATGGACATGATAGGTGATGGGACCTTTGTGACGATTGGGGGGCTGCGGGCCTCTCGTCTGGCGTTCAACGCCGAGACGGTCGACGTCACCAGTCTGGAAAGCCAGGGCGGCTGGCGCGAGCTTCTGGGCGGCGCGGGGGTGCGCAGCGCCTCGATCTCGGGTTCGGGCGTGTTTCGCGATGCCGATACGGATGGCCGCGCGCGACAGGTGTTCTTTGACGCAGAAGTGCCGCGTTTTCAGGTCGTGATCCCCGATTTCGGCGTCGTCGAGGGGCCGTTCCAGATTACCGGCCTGGAATATGCGGGCAGCTATAACGGCGAGGCGACCTATGAGATGTCGATGGCCTCGGCCGGTGCGCTGAGCTTCGAGCCGCTGTGATGGTGAACCCGATGCGCGGCGAGGTTGCGATCACACTGGATGGTCAGCCACATGTGGCGCGGCTGACCCTTGGTGCGCTGGCGGAACTTGAGGCGGATCTGGGCAGCGAAAGCCTGCTGGCGGTCGTCGAGCGGTTTGAGGGCGGTGGCTTCACCTCGCGCGATGTGCTTGCGGTTCTTGTCGCCGGGTTGCGGGGTGCGGGGTGGCAAGGAACCGCCGCAGATCTGATGTCAGTCGAGTTCGGGGGTGGGCCGATGGGGGCGGCGCGGGCGGCGGCAGAGCTGCTGGCCCGCGCCTTCCGGCTGGAACCATGAAAGCGCCATCTGACGCAGGCGATGACCGGCCGCGCGGGCTGGATTGGTCGGGGTTGATGCGGGCTGGGATCCGTGGGCTTGGCCTTCGCCCGGCCGAGTTCTGGGCGCTGACCCCGGCCGAGCTGGCATTGATGCTGGGCGTCGAGTCCGGCCCGCCCGCTATGACGCGCGATCGCCTTGCCGAGATGGCGGCGCGCTATCCCGACTGACCGCCAGGTCGCCGGGAGCAACATCTATTCAGGAAGCGAGGACCGTTTGATGGCGGACAATAACGGATTCGCGGCCGGGCTTGACCGGCTGGACGAAGATTTCGATCAGGCCGGCGCGATGACGGCCGCATTCGAGGCAGAGTTGTCGCGGCTGCGGCAGTCGATGATGTTCACCAGTCGCGAGGTCGGCACGCTGTCGGGCGGGCTGGAACGGGGGCTGCGCCGCGCTTTTGACGGTCTGGTTTTCGACGGGATGAAACTCTCCGACGCCCTGCGCGGGCTGGCGCGGTCGATTTCGGACACCATTTTCTCGATCGCGATGAAGCCGGTCGAGCAGGCGTTGGCCGGCAGTCTGGCGCAAGGTCTCGGCGGCATGGTCTCGGGTGCGATGCCATTTGCGAATGGCGGTGCATTCGTCCAAGGGCGGGTGATGCCTTTTGCCAAGGGCGGTGTCGTCAGCCAGCCCACGCATTTTCCGATGCGCGGTGCGACCGGTTTGATGGGCGAGGCCGGCCCCGAGGCGATCATGCCTCTGCGCCGTGGTGCGGATGGCCGGCTTGGTGTTGCGGCTGCTGGCGGTGGAGCCCGTGCGGTCAATGTCACGATGAATATCACCACGCCAGATGTGGGCGGGTTCCGGCGCAGTCAGTCGCAGATCGCGGCGCAACTGGGTCGCGCGATGGCGCGCGGCGAACGCAACGGCTGAATCAGAGGGCGGGCAGATGGCATTTCATGATGTAAGGTTTCCGACGAACCTGTCCTTTGGGTCGGTCGGCGGCCCCGAGCGGCGATCCGAGATCGTCACGCTTGCCAACGGATACGAAGAACGCAACTCGCCCTGGGCGCATTCGCGTCGCCGCTATGATGCGGGGATGGGGTTGCGTTCCCTGGATGATGTACAGGCATTGTTGGCTTTTTTTGAGGCACGAGCCGGGCAGTTACATGGTTTCCGGTGGAAGGATTGGTCCGATTGCAAAAGCGGCGGCGCCGTGGCCGAGCCCGCATTTGACGATCAGACGATCGGGCATGGCGATGGGGTGCAGACGCGCTTTCAGTTGATCAAGGCTTATGTTTCGGGCGCGACGCGATACGAGCGGCCAATCACCAAGCCGGTTCGCGATACGGTGCGCGCAGGCGTTGGTGGTGTCGAGATGTTCCCCGGATTGGGCTATACGGTCGACCGCCACAAGGGGCTGATCACATTCGATACCGCCCCGGCCAGCGGTGCCGAGATTACCGCAGGATACGAGTTCGATGTTCCGGTGCGGTTCGATACCGACCGGATCGCGGTGTCGATGGCGTCTTTCCATGCCGGTGACATGCCTCAGGTGCCAGTGGTGGAGATCAGGGTATGAGCACGACGACATTGGCACGCGCTTGGTCCATCAGCCGCAAGGATGGGCTGGTTCTGGGCTTTACCGACCATGATCGCAGCATGATGTTCGAAAAGATCCGCTTTCGCCCAGATAGCGGCCTGACTGCTAGGGCGATCGTGCAGGCCTCGGGGCTGTCGGTCGACAATACCGAGGCCGAAGGGGCGTTGACCGATGATGCCATCACCGAGACGGATCTGATGGCAGGATTGTGGGACGGGGCCGAGTTGCGGATGTGGGAGGTTGACTGGACTGACACAATGGCGCGCAAATTGCTGTTCCGCGGCAGTCTGGGTGAGGTCTCACGCTCTGGCGGTGCATTCAGGGCTGAATTGCGAGGGCTGTCCGAAACGCTGAATCAGGCACGCGGGCGCCGCTATCATCCGCGCTGCTCGGCGGTTCTTGGTGATGGGCAATGTCGCGTCGACTTGGCTCACCCTTCGGTGCGTGGCGAGGCTGCGATCGAAGTCGTTCAGGACGAGACACGTCTGATCATCGCACCGATTGGCGCATTTTCAGATAACTGGTTCGAGCGCGGCACGGTCGAGGTTCTGTCGGGACCGGCCACCGGTATGCGCGGACAGGTGAAGAACGACCACCGGCTGCCGGGTGGTGGCCGGATGCTGGATCTGTGGGCGTCGTTGGGTCGAGCCCCTGAACCGGGTGATATGTTGCGGGTAACCGCCGGTTGCGACAAGCATGCGGCGACCTGTCGTGCAAAATTCGCAAATTTCCTGAATTTCAGGGGCTTTCCGCATCTGCCAAGCGAGGACTGGCTTTTGTCGCCAGACAAGGCGCCGCGTCATCCTGACATCAAGTTTACCGTTGATCCGTCCGATATTCGCGACATGTTCAACATTGGAGGGCGCGATGACTGAACGGATCGCTGCCCTCGCGCGGGGCTGGCTTGGGACGCCCTATGTCCATCAGGCCAGTGTTCAGGGCGCCGGAACGGATTGCCTGGGACTGATCCGAGGCGTGTGGCGGGCGCTTTATGGGGCTGAACCGGAACCAGTTCCGCCCTATTCGCCAGATTGGGGTGAAGCCGGGCGGGACGAGGTGCTGATGGCCGGTGCTATACGCCACCTTTGCGTTGTTCCCGACCATCAGCCAGACGCGCCAGGTCAGGTCCTGCTGTTTCGCATGCGTGATGGCGCGATCGCCAAGCATCTGGGCATTCTGACAGCGACCGATCCGCAGCCCAGTTTTGTGCATGCCTATGATCGCCATGGAGTGATTGAGAGCCCGCTGTGCGGACCCTGGCGTACCCGGGTCGTGCGACGCTTTCGTTTTCCCTGCGACGATTTTAACGGAGATCCCTCATGGCAACATTAGTTCTGTCCGCCGTTGGAGCATCGGTCGGCGCGGGCTTTGGTGGTGCATTTCTTGGCCTGTCGGGTGCTGTCATCGGCCGGGCCATCGGCGCGACGATCGGCCGTGCAATAGATCAGCGTCTGCTGGGCGGCGGGTCCAAAGCGGTCGAGACGGGTCGGATCGACCGGTTGCGTTTGCAGACCGCAGGTGAGGGAATGCCTATCCCACGTCTCTGGGGCCAGATGCGGCTGCCTGGGCATGTCATCTGGGCCTCGCCGCTGGAGGAGATTCGTCAAAGCCAGGGTGCTGGCAAGGGCGCCCCCAAGCCACAGGTTACCGAGATCAGCTATCAACTTTCGGTCGCGCTTGCCCTGTCCGAAGGGCGCGTGTTGGGCGTCGGCCGTATCTGGGCCGATGGCGAAGAGATCGCGGCCGAAGACCTGAACATGCGCGTTTATCGTGGCAGTGAAACGCAGCTGCCGGATCCCGCCATTGCGGCCCATGAGGGCGAGGATGCGCCGGCCTACCGTGGTATCGCCTATGTGGTGCTGGAAAACCTGAGCCTGGCACGTTGGGGCAATCGGATGCCTCAACTGAGTTTCGAGGTGACTTGCGCGGCACAGGACGGATCCGGTTTGGCGGGCGATGTGCAGGCCGTGGCGATGATTCCGGGCACAGGGGAGTATTCGTTGGCCACCTCGCAGGTGATGCGCGAATACGGAATGTTCCAGCAGCGCGTCAGCAACGTCAATACACCTGCCGGCGGCACCGATTTCGCCGTCAGCCTGCGCAGCCTACGGCGCGAATTGCCGAATGTCGGTTCGGTGTCGCTTGTTGTGTCGTGGTTCGGTGACGACCTGCGGATCGGTCACTGCAGTGTTCAGCCCAAGGTCGAGCATGCCGGCGAAGGCGGCTATGACATGGAATGGCGCGCCGGCGGTATCGGGCGGGCGGCCGCAGCCGAGATCACCCGTGTCGACGAGAGGCCGATCTATGGTGGAACCCCGTGCGATCAGTCGGTCATCGAGGCCTTGCAGGCGATCGCGGCGACCGGGCGCAAGGCTGTGTTCTATCCCTTTATCCTGATGGAGTTGGTTGCCGGGAACGGGCGGCCCGATCCCTATGGCAATCCCGAGCAGCCCGTCATGCCCTGGCGTGGCAGGATCACGACGTCGAAAGCCCCAGGGCGCGTGGGCACGACCGATGGAACTGCCGCCGCAAGGGCCGAGGTCGACGCATTTTTCGGCGCAGCCAGGGCAAGTGATTTCAGTGTGGTCAATGGCAGTATCCATTATGCTGGACCTGCCGAATGGTCCTATCGCCGCTTTATTCTGCATTATGCGCATCTGTGTGCCTTGGCGGGAGGGGTCGATGCCTTTCTGATCGGGTCCGAAATGGTCGCCATGACGCAGATTCGTGGCGCGGGCCGCAGCTATCCGGCGGTCGAGCAGCTTCGCCGCCTGGCGGCCGATGTGCGCGCGATCCTTGGGCCCGAGGTCAAGTTGAGCTATGCCGCAGACTGGTCCGAGTATTTCGGCCATCATCCCGGCGATGGTGAAGCGATGTTCCATCTTGACCCGCTTTGGGCCGATCCGAATATCGACTTCATCGGTATCGACAATTACATGCCGATGTCCGATTGGCGCGATGGCAGCGACCACCTGGATGCATATTGGAAGCGGATCGACAATCACGCCTATTTGCTGTCGAACGTATCAGGTGGCGAAGGATATGATTGGTACTATGCCAATGACGATGATCGCGATCAGCAAAGGCGGACGCCCATCCGTGACGGTGCCTATGGCGAAGACTGGGTCTGGCGCTACAAGGATCTGAAAGGCTGGTGGCAGAATCCGCATTTCAACCGGCCCGGAGGTGTGCGCTCGGAAGAGGCGACTGAATGGGTGCCCGGATCAAAGCCGTTCTGGTTCACCGAGATCGGCTGCGCGGCGCTGGACAAGGGGACGAACCAGCCGAACAAGTTCCTCGATGCGATGAGTTCGGAGAGCCGGCTGCCGCATTACTCGAATGCGCGCCGCGATGACGGGATTCAGACAGCCTATATCCGGGCGATGGCGGCCTATTGGTCCGATCCTGCCAGCAATCCGGCGATGGCGGATGGTCGCCGGATGGTCGATGTATCCCGTGCCCATGTCTGGTGTTGGGACGCACGGCCCTATCCGGCTTTCCCTCAGCGGCTGGATCTATGGAGCGATGGCCTCGCCTGGGAAAGGGGGCATTGGCTGAACGGTAGGGCCGGAACCGTGCCATTGGCCAGCGTCGTGGGTGATATCTGTCGGAGGGCCGGAATCCTGGCATTCGACACCAGCGGCTTGTCAGGAACGGTGCGCGGCTATGTGTTGGCCGGCGATGAAACCGGTCGGGCCGCCTTGCAGCCGCTGATGCTGGCGCATGGGTTCGACGCGGTTGAAAGAGACGGCGCCCTGCGTTTTGTCATGCGCAATGGCTTGCCTGTTGCGGATTTGGGTCCCGAGCATCTGGCCTTGGCGGATGACATCGCGGGTTTCGAGGCCAGCCGGGCTGCCGAGCCCGAATTGGCAGGGCGCATCCGCTTGACACATGTCGAGGCCGGCTCGGACTTTGCGCCCTGCACGGCCGAGACGATGTTGCCTGGTGACGATCCGATGGCAGTTTCGGACAGCGAGTTTCCGATGGCATTCACCCGCTCCGAAGGGCGGGCCATTGCCGAGAGATGGTTGGCTGAATCGCGAATAGCGCGCGATTCAGCCCGTTTCGCGCTGCCTCCTTCGCTGTCGCATCTTGGTGCGGGCGACGTGGTGCGGATGCAGGGCAGCAATGGACACAAGCATCTGTGGAGGATCGACCGCGTCGAGCGGGCGGGTGCGCTGACGGTCGATGCCGTCCGTGTCGAGCCGGGCGTTTACGTGCCGGCGCTTGCAACCGAGATCAGCGGCTCGGTCAAGGCCTATCGGCCGCATCTGCCAGTGTGGCCGGTGTTTCTGGACCTGCCGCTGATGCGTGGCGACGAAGTGCCGCATGCGCCCTATGTGGCGGCAAGCGGGAAGCCTTGGCCGGGGCGGGTCGCGACATTCCTTTCGCCCGACGAGACTGGCGGTTTCGAGCTGGATGTGATGATGCGCAGGCCCGCCATTATGGGACTGACGGAAAGCCCGCTAAGGGCGGCACGTCCGGGCATGATGGATCGCGGCGCGCCCTTGCGGCTGCGGCTGAATCAGGGCGAGCTGCGCTCGATCGGGCAGCCGGCATTGCTGAATGGCGGCAACCTGCTGGCCATTGGTGACGGCAGTTCGAACCGGTGGGAACTGCTGCAATTCGTTCACGCGGTGCCGGTCGAGCCGGGGCTTTGGGACATTAGCCATCGCTTGCGTGGGCAGGCGGGAACGGATGCGGTCATCCCGGCGGTCTGGCCGATTGGCAGCGCGGCGGTGCTTGTGGATCGTGCGGTCGTGCAGCTTGATCTGCCGCCATCGGTGCGCGGGCAGGAACGGTTCTGGCGGATCGGACCGGCGGAAAGGCCGGTCGATGATCGCAGCTACAGGTCCGGGGCCATCACGATCCGCAGCGTCGGGCTGCGTCCCTATTCGCCCTGCCATTTGCGTTGTGAAGGGCGTCAGGTCAGTTGGACGCGGCGCACGCGAATTGATGGCGATGGGTGGGATGGCCCGGATGTGCCATTGGGCGAGAACCGGGAACAATACCTGCTGCGGCTGCGGCAGGCGGGTTCGGTCATCCACGAAATGCGGCTGGATCGGCCGGAATATCAGGTGCCACAGTCCGTCTGGCTGCAAGCCTTGGCGGATGGCGCATTCCACATCGAGGTGGCTCAGCTGTCGGATCAGTTCGGCGCGGGGCCGTTTACCAGGAGGGAAATCAATGGCGGTCAATGA